AATAGTAATACTCGCTTGCGGTACAGGGTGTCTGGGGGGGATTCAGACACAGCCGTCTATTATTCCCGTGGTTATTATCAAAATGCGACTACCCTTCAGAATCTTATTGACGATGCCGCAACATCGGCATTTTTGACTAACCATGCAACCAATTCGACGGCTGGGCTGGGTCGTGTATCAATCGATGTCCACGCTCCTTACTTAGCAGAACGTACAATCATGCACGTTCAATGGATGGATAGCGACACCGCTTTGTGCGGAACGCATCATGTCATGCACGCTAATTCAACGTCATATACTGGATTTACGTTGTTGCCGAGTGCGGGGACAATTACTGGAGTTGTTCGTGTTTATGGCTATCGGAAGGTATAGAAATGAATCCGAATATTGTTATCCATAATGTTGAAACGGGAGAAATTATTTCCAGAGAAATGACCGATGCTGAAGTTGAACAGTTGCGCCAATCGGGTTGGGGTACAGTCCCGAATCTTATTGAAGAAGCACCGTCTATTTGGCCCGAGGAGAACAAATAATGGTCAAGATCCAATCCGTCATCGGTCGTGTGTTTGCCGTATTCGGCTCGTCGGCTCTTGCCGCCCTTGCCGGTGGTGCGATCATCAACGTCGAGTTGTGGAAGGCCGCTTGTCTCGCAGGCTTCATGGCCGCTGCCAAGGTGACCGAACAGCTTCTGAAGTTCTGGGCTGAGGACGGTGTCTTGTCGAAGGAAGAAGTTGCCATCGCCTTCGGGAAGAAGCCTGAAGTTCCGTCGGCTGAGTAAAGCCGTCTCGGCGGCAGCCGGTCTACTTCTTCTTCTCGTCGCAACGACAGCCAGCGCGGAGAACGTCCGCGTCACCCAGGCAACCGACTACTGGTATCAGTTTGATACCACCTCAACCTTTTCCGTGCGGACGTATGCCGTTGCCGGCTATGGGTCGGATCCGATGCTGTGGTTCTACAACGCGGATGGTCAACTTCTTGCCCAAAATGATGACTGGTATGGGTTGCAGTCTCGGCTTGAGGTGCAGGTGGAACCTGGCTGGTATCGCCTCCGAGCGGGGGTCTGCTGCGGCAACCCTGACGCATGGTGGTCTGGGGTGCAGTACGACCTAGAGACGAACGTGGAGGCTGTGGTGCCGACCACATCGCAAACCACGACGACTGTCGAAGCGACGACGACTACTACGGAAATGTCTACAACGACAACCGAGGTGGCCACAACGACGACCGAAGAGTCCACAACCACCACCACGTCAACGACTACGACCACCGAGCCGGAGCCGAGTAGTACGCTGGCGACATGGCAGACGACGACGAGCAGCGAGCCGCTTACGAGCGAGCCATCGACTACCACCGTTTTGCCGACATCGTCCAGCACTACGACAACACAGCCCGACCCGACCACGACGACATCGACTACGAGCCTGCCAGCCTCGACCACCTCGACGGAGCTGACTACGACCTCTACGGAGACGACGTTCCCTGCATCGGAATCATCCTCCACATCAACAACTACATCATCTCTGTCGCCGAGGCCATCGAGCAGTTCGGTTCTTTCAAGGCCATCCCCGACGACTACGACCTCACCTCCAACGACGTTGACCTCTCCGTCATCTTTGATTGCGAATGTGGCCACAGTCCCACCAAACACCGGCTTGACGGCTGTTACGGTCATACCGACCCCGACGACGACGACGAACCCCACGATCCCCCAATCGCCGCTTGAGGCGGTAGAGGTACTGTCGGTTGACGCAACCCCCGAGCAGGTGGCTGCCGCCATTGACGTGATTGCCGAGAACCTAGACACCCTGACCGAATCCCAGTTGGATGCCATCGTTGAAGTGATTTCGGTAGCCCCGACCGAAGTCAAACGGGAGTTTGAGAACGAGGTCAACATCTTCTCGGCTGGCTTGGACAACTATGTGCCGGCGGATTCCAAGATCACGGTGGCCGAACGGCGGGTTTTGGTGGCGGTCGGGGCTGTGATGGTGGCTGCCCCAGCGGTGGTGGGTAGGCGCAAATGATAGATTCGATCCGATGCGTAAGTACCTGACCCAGACTGCGGCGATCATTGCGGCCATGTGTGGGTCGTCCTACGTCATCATCACTCTTTCGGGGGCCACCCGTCGCCAAGCCCTGTGGATCACGGGGGTTCTGCTTCTGGCGATGGTGGTCACCGCCTACTACGAGATAAAGGATGACGAGTGAAGTACCCTGTCCGCAAGTTTGTGGTGCCGTCGGAACTGGAGAAGTGTCCCAACGGCGACATTCCCCCGCACCTGCTGTCGAATATCAAGCCCTACGGGCAGCTTTACTGGAAGGCTGCGGCGGCGTGGGAGGCTCTGTGCGAGGCAGCCAAGGCTGACGGCCTCGAGTTCAGCCACGTCGGGGCGTTCCGCTCGCTGAAGGAACAGATCGCGCTGTTCGATTCGCGGTACTCCAAGAAGGCTACGAAGCGGATCCCGCAAGTTACCCGCACCTACAAGGGGAAAGTTTTTTTCCTCAAGGAAGGCATGGCACCGGCGGGGACACCTGGTACGAGTAAGCATGGGTGGGGGACGGCCCAGGACTTTGCGGCGATTGTCAACAAGAAACTGGTCAGCCTCGGATCTTCGCAAAAACACGTCGATTGGCTGGTCGCCAACGCTGACCGTTTCGGCTGGTCGTGGGAAGTGGAAGATACATCCAACCCGAACTTCGAGATTTGGCACCTGATCTGCTACGACTGTGACAACCTGCCGGCTGAGATACTTTCGCGTTCGGTGTCTCAGGCGACGAAGATCGCCAAGCCGACCCGCAAAGAGAAGAAGGGACGCAAGGCTTGAAATGGGCCGTCGTCTTGTTTTTGTTGCTGGCGGTCTGCTGCTCGGTACTGTTGCTGCTTTTGCATATCTTGTTCGTGACGCTCGGGAACGCTACGGATCTGGGATTCGATGGGAATGAGCGAGGGGATAATCGTCGCAGCGATAGCGGCTGTCGGCACGGTCTTAGCGGCCCTTGTGCAAGTCATGCGGAAAGAAAATAAGAACGATCACAACGTCGTTGCGGACTCTCTGAACCGGATCGAAACCAAGCTGGACAACCATATTGACGACCATCTGAAGGGCGAGATTTAGTACGTTTCGGGGTGCTAGGTTGCCGATCCCTATGACGGCACAAACACTTTCTGTAATACACAAATACCTGTCTCGCGTTGTGGCACATGGCCCCGAGCAGGACGAACTGATCAAGGCAGTCGAGGCGGTCGAAAGGGAACTTTTGGCCCAGATCCGCCATAAACAGATCGCGTGACACCCGCCTGTTAGGGTGGCGGTATGACAGAGTCAGAGGGGTATCCGACGGTCGTGGTGGTGTGGGCTGATGCCCATTCCGGCGCAGAGCATTGGGCTGAACTGGACACGGACGACAAGTCCGAGTACCTGGTCAAGTCGTGCGGTTTCATCATCGAAACGGAACGCGGTGGCAAGCCTGAACACATCACGCTCGCTCAGAGTTACACCCCCGACCTAGACTTTGATCACGTCTTGCACATTCCGAAAGGGATGGTGAGGCATATCCAATTCATGGAGGCATTCACGAAGAGGTTGTCTGTCTGACACCCATCGTGTATGTTGACCGCATAACGTCATACACCTAACAAGGGAGAAGGGGAAATGGGAAGCAAGAGATACCGCATCGCCAAGCAGCCACACGGCTCGCAGGGGTGGCTCGAGGATCGTTACTGGGACGCAGAACACAACCTGCGTATCAGCGCATCGCCATGTGCAGCGATCTACGACAAGCACCCGTTCGTGCCGAAGGATGCCTACGCAGCTGAGATGCTCGCGGGTGTACCACCGCTGCCACAGAAGGCGACCTGGGCCATGCAGCGCGGCACCGATCTCGAGCCGGTTATTGGAGGCTGGGTAATTGAACGCACCGGTGTTGATTACGCCGAGCCGAAAGAGATGTTCTGCTACGACACCGACAACGGTGCGAGGCTCATCGCCACGCTTGACCTGTTCTACGAGGACGGCGACATCCGCAAGGTGGTCGAGATCAAGTCACGCAACAAGCCGTGGGAAGGCGAACTGCCCGACTACTGGAAGTTTCAGGGGATTCACCAGGCGATCTGCGCCGACGTGGACGAGATCCTGTGGGCCGTGTTCGATTCCTCGATGCAGTTGTTTCTGCACAAGCAGGAAGTGACCGAGGCTGAGAAGGCTGAACACATCGCGGCCTGCGAGTCGTGGCTGAACAGCATCGAGTTGGGCATGACCCCTACTGGTGTGAAGTGGACGTACGAGACGGTCACGCAGCGGTTTGCCGAGCCTGAACCCTCCGAGACTCGAGAACTGCCGACCGAAGCAGCAGAACTGCTCGCTCAGTTGAAGCACGTCAAGAGCGAACTCAAGTCGTACGGCGAACTTGAGGACAAACTGAAAGCGGAGCTGTGCGAGTTGATCGGCACCGCTGAAGTCGCCACCCTCAACGGGGTGACGGTCGCAACGTGGAAAGGTAAGACAACCAAGCGGTTCGATCAGAAGCGTTTCGTTGACGAGAACCCAGACGTTGCCGCGCAATACACGAAGGAATCCATCAGCAGAACATTGATCCTGAAAGGGGACAAGGCATGAGTGAGAAGAAGGTTGGGCTGGGCGATGTCCTGGCAAAGTACGGTGTGCCGGATCCGAAGATCGTCGGCAAGCTGCCCAAGGGTGGAACGACCCTCGACTTTGTCGGCCACGCCGATGTGACGAAGATGCTCATCGAGATCGATGAGAACTGGACGTGGGAGCCGGTCGCGTTTGATGACCAGGGTTTGCCCGCGTACCGCGTCGAGAACGGCATGGCTCACATGGCTGGCTGGATGACGATCCACGGCGTTCGTCGTCTCGGCATCGGCTCGGTGCAGCACAACAAGGGCGACCTGCTGAAAGAACTGGTCAGCGACTTCATTCGCAACGCGGCCATGCGTTTCGGTGTCTGTCTCGCGCTGTGGACGAAGCAGGAATGGGACGATGTCGATCACGCACCGACAGCCCCAAAGCCTGCTGCCCCCGCGCAGAAGAAGGTTGGCACGGCTGCCAAGAACCCGACCACGCCACCGCCTGCCGAGGAATCCCCGAGCGATCCGAGCAAGGTGATCACCGACTCACAGCGTCAGCAGTTGCAGGCGGCCTGCGCCAAGTCGGGTATCGACCCGCGTCAGATGGCTTCGGTTGCCGGCATCACCTGGGAAGAGGACATCTTTGAGTCCGACCTCGCGGCATTGCGTGAAGCGTTCAAGACTCTCAAAGCACAGCGGGGTTAGTCATGCCGAATCGCAGAACGGTTGACCCGACTGGTCAGCAGCCGTCGTCCAAGATGGTGTCATTCCGCATCGATCCCAGCCAAGAGGTCGAGATGGATCTTCTCTGCAAAGCCTACGACTGTTCGCGGTCGTCGCTGTTCCGTCGCCTGTTGAAGCAGGCGGTGCAGCAGGTGCAGGAGGGTACGGTCTAATGACTCTTGAGGAGGCGATGGGCTGGATGATGACCGGCTACATCGTGACAGCTGGTGTGTTGATCGTCGGGTGGTGGATCCACAAGTACAACAACAAGAAGGGGAAGTAATGGCTGACGAGATTTGGGAGTATTACGCACGGGACGCGCAGCGGGCTATCGAATCGCTGACCGAACAGTTGCGTGAAGAGACTGCCGAGCGTAAGCGTTGGCAGGCTGTGGCCGAAAGGTTCTACAACCTGCACCCTGCGGACATTCCTGGTTGGCAGTACGCCATCGTTGCGTACGAGGATGCGGAGAAGAAACGTGATGCAGCTTGATCAGGTCGTTTCGTTTCGGTTGACGACCGACAAAGGTCCGATCCCGATCACCCTTTGCGCTTGCGGTGTGTTGGTGCTGTCGTCCATGACTGGACATTTCAACGGTTGCGAGTATCTCGCCATGAGGAAGGAGGAAATGGGTGAGCAAGCAGAGGGCTAAGGGGACGCGGGCCGAGTCTGGTGTCGTGGAGTTTTTGCGCCAGAACGGTTTCCCGTATGCGGAGCGTCGTGCGTTGCACGGGGCGTTGGACAAGGGTGACATTACGGGGATACCTGGCGTGGTCATCGAGGTGAAGGATCACGCGAAGATCACGTTGGCCGAGTTCATCTCGGAGTTGAAGGAGGAAGTGAACAATGCCAATGCTGAGACTGGTGTGGCTGTCATCAAGTTC